TTGTGCCATTTGTTGATTTTGTGCTTGTTGTGCTTGTGCAGTGTTTTGCTGTAACAACTGAGCACCAGCCTGTGCAATCAACCTAGACAACTGAACCTCAACATCCTCTGGCAACTTCTCCTCTGGCGGTGGTAATGGCACACCCATTTGTTGCTCTATCAACTGTCTATAGTGGAAGCCCAAGTGTTCGGCAATGTGGGCTTGCAGTGCAGCCATGATCACGTTGGCCTGTGGGTTCTGGCCAATGGTCTTCATGATCAAAGGATCTTGCATAAACATCTGGTGGGCTGCAATGTGGGCTTGTTGGTCTTGATAGATAAACGCCTTCATTGGTTGGCCCTTTAGAGCATTCATGTTCTCTGAAATAGGATCCTTTGGCATTTGATCGTCTGGCAACGGCACTAGCTTCTGGGCGTTCTTAATTCCTAAGACGTCAAGCATCTGTCTATGTAACTGCGGCAAATCGTAGATCTGCGGAGCCATTTGAGCCAACTGGATCACCGCTTGGTACTGAACAATCTTCTGCGCCATCGTGGCTGCATTTGGGTCACTCACAGGGATAACATCCACCATGTCGTAATCAGACTGTTTAGCCTTTCGACTACCTTCTTCTGGCTCATAAGAGTATTCAGGGGGCGTGTACTCTTTGATAATGTCGCGCAGGAGTTTAAGTTCTTGCTTGAACGAATAGTGAATGCGCGCTTGAACAGCTGTCATCACCTTTAATGTGCGCTCAAGGATTGCTAGAGTCGTACCCACTGGTGAATTGGCAGACATATCAGCGACTTGGATGTCAGCAGCCGAGGCAAACTTACGGCCTTCGTCTACGATCTTGTCTAACAACCCAGCCAGAACCTGTGACGGCTCTTTATAGGGCAGAGCCATGATGTTCTCTGCGATAGTCCCACTCGGTACGTCCACATCGCGCCACTCAGCTGGTCCAATTGGAGTGTCGTCACCTTTAACTCTGAGTCCACGGGTCTTAAAGCCGCCGGGTAGGTTGGCCAATGTCCCTGCATCTACTAATTGACGCAGAATAGACGTACCAGACTTGGCAAACGCGCCTACTAAGTGAATTAGGCCAAAACAATAGAAGCCAAAGCCGGGAACATAACCATAGTGAACGTAATGCTGGCGCTTTGTGTGTAGTTCATCGCCTTCGTTCCAGTTTCTACGGATAGCCAGACACTTGCTGCTGCCTTTTTCAATCGTAACGATATAAGGTAAGGCAATTCCCGTAGGTTCGCCGTCTTTATCCTTGTGTTCGTAGCCTTCAAGGTCAAGATTAACGTTCATTTCCAATAATTTGTATCGGTCATCAGACGTTGCGCGGAAACCCATTTTCTCCGCAATCTTTTTCTCTACATCATCAAGGTTATTGTTAGGCTCACCCAATTCAATGTCAGCGTAGAAGCCGGCGACCTGTAACTTCCTTAGATCATTCTCTGTTTTACGCATCACATGGGTAACGCGAGGGCTTGTGTTAAGGTCAGAAGCACCATAAGGCACAACCAAATCCTCGGCGGGGACAAAAATAGATGTTTGGCGGTCTAAGTTTGGATCAAAGTAGACTTTCTTAAAGGCGTTTCCTGAAAGACCCAGTCCCCAGACCATTCTTTCGTGCTCTGGGCGGAACTCTGACATCACATCAGTCAGTTGATAGTTCATATCATCCTGAACCCTGATAGCGGCGTCTTTCTTTTCTTGGGTTTCCTTGCCAATGATCTGGGTTTTGACCGGTCCTGCAGCAGGAAACGTGCTCATCATGATCTCAGCTTGGAATTTAACCAGTGCCTCAGACAATAATGGGTGGTAGACACCGCAAGCACCAACCCAAGGGTCTGCTCGCTCTTCAATCTTCATCCCCAAAAGCTCCAGACCATCTACATAGGTCTGCATCCAGTCTTTGCGGGAGTTAACGTCATCGTCAAAGTCACCAATAAGGTCGGTCACTATCCCTGTTACTACGCTGCTGTCTAAATAATCCACCAAGTTGGCGTCAAAATCGTCTTCTTCTCCGCCCATTAACTCAATTTTTATCCCGTCCATCTCAATACTGACGGACTCTGGGTCTTCAATCTCAATTTCAATCTCGGGCTCGGCAGTCATTAGGCCTTCTAAACCCTCTGGTGCAGCGTAAAGTGATTTTTCAATGGACATATGTATCCTTAATAGTAAGAAACCTTGCGTCTAAACGAGCGAACTTCGTCCTCTTCGTCTGTCTGCAAGCGTATAAACCCGCCTTTTCTGAACCTTATCAGAGCCTGCGTAGAGGAGTCAACTAAGTCATCGTGGTCTGAGTTGGGGAACGCCGCCATCTCTTCCATCAACTCGTCAGCCCAGCGCGTAGCTGGTGCCCAAACCTTACCGCTGGCAAACAAATCAGATACAGAATTGATCCTCACCATCTTATCATTACCTCTAGACGGCGTAAACTCTTGAACAGGAATTCCCATCGCCCGTAGTTCATAAATCAATGGCGCTCCTGACGCCTTGGCCTCAACGATAAACGCATCTGGCTCCCACTCTTTGTAGTGGTTAAAGGCTTTCTCCTTTAACTCTGGGAACTCCATCCGCTTCTTAAACGCATCTAAAAGAATCACATTGGCATCATTTTGGTTCTCGTTTAGATAGAACACACCCCAAGTCGTACACGCAGAATAGTCAGAGCGTTCATTCTTTGTAAACGCCGTGTCCCAAGACTGGATTACAAACTCACACTTAGGTGGGTCCTCTTCTGTCCATTCTTTCCACCACTCCCGCTTAACAATCGCGCCTTGCTCAGAGGTGGGGCTTTGTTGGTACTGGGCGTTCCACTTAGCCGCAGGCAGTTCAGACTGCAGGGCGTGGAGTTCTTCAATGCTCCAGAACTCTGGCCATAGTGGATTCCCCGAAGGCAAAATCGCAGGGAAGTCAATTACCTCCCAATCGTCATTGCCGTCTTTATCAATCGCAGACTGCAGGATCCTGCCAGTCAGATCTCGTTTAGCCCAGCGTGTCATCACAACAACAATCGCCCCACCCGGCTGGAGTCGTTGGCGGGGACCAGAGGTGTACCACTCATAGACTTTATCGAAGACAGAATTGTCTCCTTGAGCCAAGGCGGCTTCTTGCTCAGAGTGGGGATCATCAATGATTAAAAGGTCAGCACCTTTACCCGTCACCGTACCCCCTACACCAATCGCAAAGTACTCTCCGTTTTTATTCGTAGACCAACGTCCCGCAGCTTTACTGTCTGACCTTAGATTAACATTGGGAAAGATCTTAGAGTACGGCTCACTGGCGACTAAGTTACGAACCTTACGGCCAAAGCCTACTGCCAACTCAGCGGTGTTCGAGCACTGGATAATCTTCTTACTGGGATCCCGCCCCAGAAACCAAGCCGGCAACATATAAGAGGCAAACTCAGACTTCGTATGCCGAGGGGGCATATTGATGATCAAACGTTTAATCTTTCCCGTAGCGATCTCTTCGAACTTCTTAGCCATGACCTTGTGATGCCTCCCATCAATGAACCCCGGCCACATCGCATGGGCAAATTTATCAAAGTCATCAAAGGCTTCTTCTCTCTCTTGGCTGGCCTCAAGGGCGTCAAGGTCATCAAGGTAAGCGGCCTGCTCATTGGAAGGTAGAGTAAAAAACTTCTTAGCAGCAGCCTCCGCCTCTAACAGTGATAAACCCAATGCGTGAGTGATCCTCCTGACAAACAGGTCAAACTCCTCTTTTTGCTCCAGCTCTTGTTTCTTATTTACCACAAGGACCCAGCGCCGCTAAGTAGTCTTTATCACTGGGCATCTTATGCTTCTTAGGAGGAGGTTGTTTTGGCTCTGGTTTTGGCTTTGGTTTGTTCATGGCAGATTCCTTAAACTAATATACGAAGGTCTAACACTACGAGCAGAGTTCTTCGCCCGCTTACAAATCTTCAGGTCACAGAGCTTCTTCACAACACGGTGAACATTGCCCCGCCCTCTATCCCCTGTATGGAACATGATGTCATCTATAGAAGGACCATAACCAAAGTTCCTCCAATACTCATCTATCACAAGGAACACAGTCCTTTGCTTCTCAGTCATACACGCCCCTATACAAGCTTCTAAAGTTTTCATACGTCCACACTAACAGCTGTTAATGTACCCCCCACCCTTT